TCTCGCCCTCGGCCTTCGACCATACCTCAAAATCGACCGATGTATTAGTTGGTTGTTCAGCGAATATCTTCACGCCACCATTATCGGCCGCGACATTGGGCAACTCGGCGCTCGATATCAACAACGATGTATCGACGTAAGTTAGCTCAGTGACCAGCCGGGGCGTGACAATACGTGGCGTACGGTCAGGAGGTCTCCACCCCGACCCCTGTGGCTGGGTAAAACTGGCATCCGGCAATCCAAATACGTCCTGCACGGCATCGATCGTGATCGTACCGTCGTCAAGCGCGCTATCCTCGATATTTCCGGCCCGCACAACAATAGTGTCAATGCCGCGCGACGGCGCAGTAATGCAAAACGGCTGGGCCGGCGCTATCGTCCAGGCTCGCCGGTCAAACTTTAATTTAAACCGGCGCAACTCTGACGAATTGATCTCCAGATCACGCTGCGCCAATCGTAGGGCGAGGCTCGCCGTCGCAACACCAAGATATTCCACTTTGTTGGAAACCATCGTGCCGAGGGCTTGATAGGAGGCAAGGTTCTGAACCCTAACCTCGCCAACCTTATCGGTACGCGGATCGTTAAAGCTGTCAATTATCTCATTATAAAGTGTTTGTGACGATGATACCTGATCGTCGGTGATATCAAGAAGGCCGTTACTGAAATCAAATACTGGAAGATCAGCGATCGCGTAGTCATTGCGAATCAACTTGAGGGTCAGCAGTCCGGTCTGCCGATCGAAATACAGTGCCGCCCCAATATGATCGCAAACCAGCTTGATAAACTGGTCAATATCGTCATTTCGGTTCCACCGCAGACACAGCCCGAACTTCTCTTGAAACAGCTTAAACGCCGCATCCTTGAACGAATCGTCATCAATCAGCGACGCGGGCATCCCGCGCCCCCAAATCTTGTTCGTGGCGCACTCGTAAATAATGTGCGCCGGGTTCATCGCCTTGATCTCACCAGTACCATCGTCAAGAACATAAATACCGGCGGAAGGCGTCGTAACGGCCGGTGGCGGATCATTGTATAACTCAGCCACGTTGCCAGTAGAACTTGCGAGCACGCCGCCTAAATCGGCCGAGTAATAATTGACCGCAGCAACAAAGTTTGTAACCGTTGCATCAACGGTATCACCGATAAAAACCTGGGTGTCACTCGGATTTTCGCTAAACACAACCTTGAAGTCGTTAATCGTGAGGTAATCGCCCTTCTTCGGGTTCTTGTCAAATCCCAGGACGACAGTATTATCATCGATTAAACTGATTACCGCGTAATCCGGGTTCCACGGATCATCGTTGTCCCATCCCTTAAGCGCCCGACGTACCTTCAGTTTCCAACTCTTGGGATAGGGGTTATTCGATCCGATTTGGCCATAGTAAAACAAAGTGGCGACCCCGCGCCAGCCCGGCACCGGGTCGCCACCCTCGATATTATCGGTAATAACAGAATCGATTGTCTGATCGGCTTCACCGAGAAATAGTTTGAACGTCCCTTTGATACCCCCTTCCTTTTCGTCACCGCCAAACAGTTTCGGCTCATCAATGTCGGCGAAATCACTTGTCGTCAGACTGCCAAGCCAAGCAACTAGCTCGCCGACCCGAATTTCGAGCAATTCGTCAATCGGACCCCGGCACAGCCCCATATGTATCGCCATATTATAGCGATATCCAACAACCTGACTTTTGCCGCCCTTACCGCCCGACATCTGCTTCCGCTATCTCAGCCACCTGTATAGCGAGCGGATCACCAGTTGCCCGCACGACCGCTACCGGGATGCCGTGATCAAGGAAGTCCTGCCAGCTAAATCCGTGTTGCTTGAACCATTGACGCGGCTCACGGTTACAAAACCCGGCCTCCCGCAAATGTTTCATCCGTATCGTATCGCTCATTTTTTCCCGCCGCTCTTGCTGCGGATCGCCTCGGTCTTCAAATTGCCATAGTACAACACCATCCAATCGCTCGTCCAGACCTCCCCAAAGACAACCGCCTGGGGCGTGCCAAGATCGAATTGCGGGAACGAGAATTCACTAATCGTGGATGGCCGCGCGTCCTTCGGCTTTGTGCTCTTACTCGTAAGCGCAGTGATAGCGTACGATACGATAAGTAGGCCAATCGCCCAGATCAAATTCATCAGAACACCGGCTTTCCGTCAAAGGGCGAGCGACCCGGCATGTTGGTGAAGCCGCCGTAATTGTCAAAATTGCCGAACTTCTCCCGACACGCCCGGATCGTGCGGGCGCACCCGGCGAAGCCGTCAAGCCGCATACCCTCCTCCAAACCGGGAGGGACACCCATCGTGGTTATGATCGATCCCGCATGATAACGTATTAGCCTGCGCTCGGTCGCGCCGTTAGCGATGACGTATTCGATAAAACCGCCATCAAAAAAACCGTCCTCATACACGCTGAACTCATCGACAGTAACAGAGTTACCGGAGACAGCGACACAAGTGCCACCGATCCGGTATAGCTCACGATCGACCTTACACGTCAACGGCTCATACAGCATGTGCGGACATTGCGGTAAATAACCGTAGCGTAACCCGGTGCGCTGAAAGGTTGCCGGCAGCATCGAACAGGTCAGTTCAGCCTCAACGTCCGACTTCTGGGTCAGTCCATCCACGGTGCCGATCCAGTATAGACGAGCATCGGCCAGCACGTTATCACTGATATCGGCCTCATGACCGGCATAGACCCGTAGGTACACCGTGTCGGCCGGTACCGTGCCGCCTAGCCGATAGTCCAGGCAGAACGCCGTCGTGATCGGCAACGTGACCTTCATTTCGCTTGATGCTGCTTCGCCGTTCAGCCGCACCCCATCATTCGAGATTGCGGTCGCCACGTATTTATCAGACAAATAGAACACGTCACGATCTGACGTATTATAAAGCCAATACATCGTAATGCCGCCGGTCTCCCGCGAGAACTGATAAAGATGTAGCGGTCGCCCTCTATAGACTGATTCTTCCAGCGCCGGGAAAGTCATGGTAATGCCTCGACAGGGTAATTCTTAAATCCGTAATACTCCCAGGCCGGCGTGCCTTCCTCTCCTTGATTCTGCTGATATTCGCTAGCATCGCCTGTCAGATAGACTTGCGGTACGATCCCTGTTACAAGCTCTCCATGCTCTCCCCATTTAGCACTATGATTGCCCGGTAAAAACAGCCGGTCTAAATTGGCGTCCACCGTGAGATCAAAAAACGGCTCGCCCATGCCAAAACGAAAAGCGCCGATAAATACGTCAGGCGAAAATGGCTTGAGCGTTATGTTATGCGGTCCCTGATAATCTAACGCAGGCGGCGTATCTTCAGTATCCAAACCGGATTGCGTTCCACCGTATTCAAACTGTTCGTTCGGTGTATTAAATGCACCGATAGGTGCAGAAGAGTCCCATAGAAGATATGGCCCAACGGGATAAAGTTTTCTATCAACCACTATCTGTATGGTTTGCGTGGTTGTGTCAACTGACACGGCGTAACTGTGCCAACCAGAGGTCAGGTCAACCGGGATATCAACGTATCCATCGAGTATATGTGTACTCTCGGAGTCAAACAGCGTAATTAGCAACCCGAAATGACCCAATGGAATAGTCGTCCCATCACCCACCGAGAACGCCATAAGAGTGCCGGGTGTGTTCTGAAGAAACCACACAGTCCAGTTGTGACCAACAACGGTGTTAGCATAGCCTACCCACCCAGCTACCAACAATGTATTTGCCGTGTCGGGCAGCGTCGTCAACGTATACTCCGAAAAGGCAGTAGTTAGATCAGGATCTAAGTTATAAAACGGCCCGCCTTTATGACGCACAGCCGTAAAAATATCGGATATCATTCGGAACGTAGTAGTCGCCGTTGTCAAGCCGCCTGTATCGGTGTGATGGGTAAATTCAACCGTATCCTGATCAAGCCGTGAGAACGCGAGAAAACTAATCCGGCGAATATCATCAACTGTAAAACTATTATCTAATGCCGCATCGAGCCGCAGCGCCTCACCTTCATTAGCGCCCTCGACCGCAGATTGTATAATTTGTCGATATATCCTCGTACCGTTGCGAAGTTCAATAACAATATTCATACGAGCCGTAAACGATCCCCCAAGATCGGTGAACCCACAATAAACGATATGTAAAACGTCGTTTTCCCAATATATAGGTTCGAGGTCGCGATAAAATGTTGGAACCCATATCGGCACTCGCCGACCGGCTAGCACATGAAACAAGTTACGAAGTGTGTGCTGATTCTCCCTGCCCTTCGCCCACCAGTGGAATTGCTGTTGGGTGTAACCAGCCACGTCGTATAACGCCGGTATCCCCATTTGATTATCAAGCACCACATTGATACGGCCGTAATCGTATTGAAGGTCTTCCGCCTCGTTCGGGTTGGTTTCAAGCACGTAATGTTCAAGATAGAGCGGCACGAGGTCGGGAAGGATCGGCGGCGTCGCCAGATCGATTGACTCGAACCGTACCGTCGCCTGCATTACAAGGTGAGTGCGATGGGTTGATCGTGCCTGCGACTCAACTCGACATAACCGCATCGGATAAACAAATGTTCCTTTTTTCCATTC